TTATACCTGGCTCTTTTGTATTTACCGTTAGTGGTACCCCACTAGGGCTTACAAGTGCCGTTCCTGTTACTGTAACATTTCCGGTCGCCAACGTCAATGCATTTGCTGTAGGGGAAGCTGTAGCATCTGCTGTAACTGTAACCGTTCCAACACCTAATGTTAATGGGTTAGCTGTAACACTTACATTTGCTTGACCAGTAATACTTAAAGTACCAAGACCTAAAGTTAATGGGTTAGGAGTTGCATCCTCTGTAACAGCATCCGCTATGATACCTACACTTCCAATAGTAATAGTTAATTGGTTAGCCGATACAGATACATTAACGCTATTATCAGGTCCTGATGTAGCGAATGGTAATGCTGCTATTGCGTCAAATCCTAAACTCATAATATGTCCTTAAAAGGGAACAGTGAGGTATGTGGTGGAGTCACTGTCCCCATCTAAAGACTATATCACTTTTTAAACCAGGCTGGAAGTCCTAAATGCGGTCTTCTATCATTTACATTTTTATCCGCATCTTTAGATTTTTGGTCGTTATAGTGTAGAAATACTTGGGCACAGTTATCACCTTGAAACTCTTCCCTCCAATGTTCTAACTCCATGCCTCTGTAAACTAACATATCACCAGGTTTTAGATTAACTAAAATACCTTTATTATTACTAGAAGCTGTATATTTTTTACCATCAGGTATACCTACATTTTTCTTTGGTTCTAAATGTATAGGCCAAGGATCACCACCAAGATTTAATGTTGTAGATATTTCACAACTAAATCTATCTTTGTGTCTGTGTAAAACATCACCAGGTTTATATATTCTTGCATAAGAATATGTTGGGTTTAATTTAAGACCTGTTTTCTTTTCCATAATAGGTAAAGTTCTTATGAGCAAAGTTTCCATAGCTATGTCTGCATAGTGAGAATATGTATTTGGAACTTGTTCATCATTCCATGTACCAAACTCTTCTGTAAATGGAGATATATACCTTTGATCAAACAAAGTTCTAGCTACCTGTCTTTTAAGTAAAAAATAATTGTAAACAAATGTGGCTATATCTTTTGGTACAGCTTCTTTGATGACAACATATTTATTTTTTTTGAAGCTCATTCATACTCCTTTCTTTTGATATTGCTGTTTCAACAACTTTAATATTAAAGTGTATAAATCTAAACGGCTCTAAACCTGGATCTACTGCAAACTGATGTGGTACATAACCTGGAAAAATTATCATTGTTCCTGGTTTTGGTTTGTAGTGAACTTGATTAGTTCCTAATGTGATTTGTTCTTGATTTTTTAAAAATAGTTTTGTCATCTCTGCACCAGGTCTTGGATCATGAAATATTGGGTAAGATGTTTTTTCACTACATTTCAAAAAGTAAAATCCTGATACATGTTGATTCCAGTGAACATGCGTGTCGTGATGGCCACCACCTTTTTCACTAAACTCTTGAACCCAAAATTCTGTGAAATGTAAACTATGGTTTTGTAAATTAAATCCTTGCCAATCTAGAAACTCATAAGATCGTTGACCTATAAATTCTACTAAGTCTTTTATTTTAGGATCATGTGAAAAACTTTCACTATGTGTTGATAAACCAAACGTGCCTATATCTTTTTTCCATTTAGGTTCATTTTTTAATTTATCTTTTAAAAGTTTATCAGCTTTCTTAATATATTTATCTGTTACTTTAATTGAGTTTTTAAGAAACATGGGTGCTTCTGCAATCCACATTGGTGTTTGAAAATAAAATGCAGATTTAAAATCTACATGTCCTTTTGGTTTATTACTACCGCCTTGTATCATATTATCTAAAAGGATAACCTAGATTCCATATCACTAGACTATGCCTTACTCCTTTTGTTACTGGTTTGACTCTATGCCATACAAAAGATGGAAACACAACCAAAGAGCCTTTTGGTAATATTTGATCACATGTGTGAATATTTGGTTTTTTATCAGGATCTAAATTTCTTAGATCAAACTCTAACTCTCCACCCTTGTATTCTTTTGGATCTGTTAAACTAACTGTTACAGATAATTTTCTAATCTTTCCGTTTGTGTTATCTTCAGTTACATAAGGCTTATCCCAACTATCACAGTGCCAATCATAATACTGACCTTTTTTATATATGGTAAACTGACAAGCTTCTGACCAATCCCATTCATAATTCCAACCTGCATTTATGTTAGCTTCTTTTACATAAGGTTGTATTTCTTTATAAATCCAACGATCACTCATCCAAACAATATTTGAATCTCTTTTCTTTTGTAAATCTTTTATTTCTTCTTTGCTAAGAGGTTGTTTATTTAAGTCTCTATCTCTGCCATAACCACCTGTAATGGCCATAATCTCTCTATTTTTTTCTGCTTTACCATATTGCACAATCATATCACAAATTCTTGGAGGTATTACGGATTGAAAGTACCAATAGTAATTAGATATATTCATAGTTAATTGTTAAAATTATATTTAAACTTTTAGAGGTGTTGGGTGAAAAAGAATACTTATTAGTAGCTGGAAACATTATAAATTCATTATTCTTTATAGGTATGTGCCAAGTTCTATTTTTTCTTCTATTATCATCATATTCAATAATACATTCTAAGGAACCTTCTTTAACATCAACACCATAGATTAAGGTATAGTCTGGTGAGTTACGTAAGTCAACAGGCTCAACTTGATTTCTTATCCAAGATTTTTCTTTAGGGTGCATAACATTACCATGCATAGTTTTAGTCACTAAAGTTTTACCATATTCAACTCTCCAATGATCTCTCATATAATCTTGCATCCATTGTAAAGGTTGAGAAAAATTTACAACATAATCATCAAAAGCATAAGCTTGTGGATTAGTGTTAACTCTATCCTGTTTTATAAAAGATTCTATGATGTCGTTTCTTATTTGATCTCGGTCTATTTCAAAACCTTTCGGCATTTCTATTTCACCGTAATATAAATCAACTTCTGTTAATACTTTCTTTTGCATACCTAACTAGTATGTAATAAACTCCAATAATAATGTCAAGTGGATTATCTAGCGACTTTATCCCAAGCACCTGTAGATTCATTCCACTCATATCTATGAGTAGATTGTTCTTCTTCAGATAATGCTGGTTCATCACCAACTGGTGATTGCCATCTTGCTTCTGCCACATTTAGAACCCAACTAGCATAAGGTTTCTTACCAATAAAAATATCGTTATCTTCATCATAAGTCATACCTATGCCTGCGTAGTTACCTCTTAAAGGTGTTCCGCCATTTGTGTGTTGTCCACCTACTGTATTGTAAGATGTTTTTTTCCAAAGAGGCCAGCTGTGGATTCTTTCCAGAAACTGTCTGCCTACTTCTTCATCTTCAACACCATCAGCATTTTGACAATCTTTATCAGCTACAACATGAACTGCTATAACTTTATTGTTTGCTCCTAGTTTTGCGTAATGTGCCATAATGTTCTCCTTATATCTTATTTGTTAAAGTTTGTAAATTCATTAATTTTGAAACTTATATCTTATTACTACTACTCCTGATCCTCCTGCTGATGCAGTAGTACCACTTGAACTATAATCACTACTTCCACCAGCACCACCTCCTGTGTTAACAGTTCCAGCAGTTCCATGTGTTGGATTAGAGGATTGTCCAGCTCCTCCTGCTCCACCACCGCCAGAACCACCTGCACCTGCTGATCCTCCTGAACCACTTCCACCACCGCCACCACCAGCTCTTGTTACTGGTGAATTTGTAATTTCTGATGTTGCTCCTGCTCCTCCTGCTCCTGCTCCTGGATTTGCATTCGCACCTGCAGCAGTTGCTCCACCACCGCCTCCACCACCATTAGTAGTAGGAGGTGTCCCATTTCCACCATTTGTGCCTTGTGCTGGACTAACTGGTGGAGTGTTACCTGTTCCACCTGCTTTATTGCCATAATGACCACCGCCACCTGATCCTCCAGGTTGCCCAACTGCTGGTACTCCTGGTGAAGCTCCGCTACCACCTGAACCACCACCTGTTGAAGTTATTGTTGAAAAAACTGATGGAGTTCCATTTAATGAACCACTTGCGGCTCCACCACCTACTGTTACTGGATAAGTTTGTGCTGTTACTGGTAAAGCTGAAACACAAGCACCTAATGGAGATCTTGTATAACTACCTGAAGCAGAACCTGATGATTCTCTATATCCACCACCACCTCCACCGCCTGATAAAAAATTATTATTAACAGAAGTCTGATTAGAACCTGCTCCTCCACCTGCCACCACTAAATAATCTACTGTGTTTGATCCTCCTGAATTTCCTCCACTAGAAACAACAAAATTTGAACTAGCATTGAAAACATGAATTTTGAAATCTCCTACTGTAGAAACACAACCTCCTGTCGCTGCTACATATAGTTTATTAAGTTTTGCCTCTGTATTATCAGCCACTGAATGCCAACCTTGAGTAGCATCAGCAAAAACTAATGTTACAGCTTCTCTTTCTTGATTAATAGCACCACAAGCACAAGATCCTTGAAATTTAGAACCATTTCTTCCAATGATAATAGCATTACATCCAGCTGTTCCTGCATAATCTGCTATTGCTACAATGTCCCCTGCGGATGGTGAGGACGGTAATGTTACTGTTACAGATCCACTAGTAGTATTTACAAAAAATCCTGAACCGCTTGTTGCAGTGAAAGGACTTGTTTTTGCCGTTGTACACCAATTTACAGAACCTGATCTTCCAAAGCCACTTTGTGTAGCACCACAAGCTAAAGTTACTGTTGTGCCTGACTCACCTAATGTAAGTGTGCTGCCTGTTCTTTTTGTTACTGTGTTTACTTTAATTGTACTCATAAATTATCCTTAAGGTGTAAATGTTCCATCTCCTGTGAAAACTCTAACTGTATCTGAACCGCAAGTAAATGTTGTATTACCCCCTGATCCTCCTTCTGCTGTTGCATGACGAATAACAACAACACCTGATCCACCTGATCCTCCTGCATTTGCATCTCCTGAAGTAGCACTACCTCTACCGCCACCTCCACCACCACCACCTGTGTTAGCCGTACCTGCTGGAGCTGTTCCTCCTGGACCTGCAGCTGAACCACCTCCTCCTGCAGGTGGACCTGATCCATTACTACCATTTTCAGTTCCTCCTCCACCTCCACCACCAAAATATCTTCCTGGTGCAGGACCTGGTGTTCCAAAGGAAGGTGCTTGAGGTGCGGAACCAAAAATACTTGTAGGTGCTCCTTCGCCACCTGTACCACCTGTGTTTCCTGATGCGTTAGCTCCTGGTGCACCAGCTCCTCCTCCACCACCTGTTCCAAAGTTTGGAGAAGGTCTACCATTACCTCCAGGATTACCTTGAGGCGGTGAAACTGGCGGAGTATTTCCTGCTCCACCTGCTTGAGGACTACTTTCACTTCCTCCTCCAGCACCTGAACCTCCAGCAGTGCCAGCACCTCCTGCTACTCCTCTACCTCCACCTGATGAGGTAATTGTACTAAAAACTGAATCTGAACCATTAGATGGACTTAAACCTGGTCCTTGAGCAACTCCACCTCCACCCACGGTAATACTTATTGGAGTGCCTTTTGAAACTGAAAAACTAGCGCAAGATACAGTTCTAAAACCACCAGCACCTCCGCCTGATCCATGTTGGAAACCTCCGCCTCCGCCTCCACCAGCTACTACTAAATATCTTACGTTATAAACTTGTGGTTTTAAAGTTGCTCCACAAGTTACGTTAGTATTACTTAGAGAAATCCATCCTTGATCAGAACCACTATAAATTATATTTGTGGCCATTCTCTCATCTTTTAAATCTACGTTTGAACAAGAACCTTTTATTTTGCTACCATTTCTACAAAGTGAAACGGCATTTGTATCAAATGTTCCTTTTAAATCAGCTATACCAACTATATCACCTGCACTTGGACTAGCTGGAAGTGTAACTGTGACAGCTCCTGAAGATGTATCTACAAAATATCCTATGTCACTAGCTGCTGTAAATGGACTTGTTTTAGCAGTGGTGCAATAGTTAACCGCAGAATAAGTTTGACCAAAACCTGATTGAGTCGCGCCAGATGCAAGATTAACAGCACCACCACATCTACCTAATGTTACTGTTGCACCATCGACTACAATAGTTTGGCCAGAACCTGATCCAACTGTAGTTGTTGTTCCACATTTTTTAATGATGTTAGAATCGTCTGAAACTTTATTTATATTATCTACTTTAATTTTACTTGTCATAATTATTGAAATTTATATCTTATTACTATTATTCCTGATCCTCCTTGACCTGATGTTGTTGCGTCAGGTGGACTTATATAATTTCCACCTCCTCCTCCACCACCACTATTTGCGGCTGCGTTAGATGCTGGATTTCCTGGACTAGCTGCACCTGCTGTACCACTACCGCAAGGACTAGCTGCACCTGCTGTTATACTTTCAGGTGTGCTTGATGCTCCTCCTCCACCACCTGATTTTGAAATTGGTGAACCAGGTATATTTGTTGTTCCACCTGCTCCACCTCTACCGCTTTTATTTGGAGGTCCTGATCCTGCTTGACCTGCCTCTGTAGCACCGCCACCGCCACCCATAGCATTCAAAGGTGCTGCTGATCCTGTGCCTCCAGGATTGCCTTGAGGAGGTGAAACTGGAGGTGTATTTCCAGCACCTGCAGCTCCTATTCCTGAAGTACCATAAGAACCACCCCCACCTGATCCTCCATTTCTACAACCAGTACCACTTTGTCCTCCACCTCTAGCTCCTCCAGCAGATGTTATTGTTGAAAATACTGAATTAGCACCTGGAGTGCCTTCTGCGTTTGATGGTGCAGATGGTGCATTTGTTCCACCTGCTCCTACTGTTATTGGATAAGTTTGAACTGATACAGGAACACCTGTAGGACTTCTTAAAGGTGAACCAGTATAAGAATCATTTAAACCTAAACCCTCTCTAAAGCCTCCACCTCCTCCACCGCCACCATATCTACCTGCACCGCCACCACCACCAGCAACGACTAAATATGAAACTGTATTAGAACCACCTGAATTACCAGCATTAGTAACTTGAAAACATCCATTTGATGTAAAAGTATGAATTTTAAAATTTCCACAAGTTGTTATCGTACCACCTGTTGCAGCAATAAACTCTGCTCCTAAAGCACCAACATCATCATCATTAACTGCTTTCCAACCTTTAGTTCCATCAACATAAATCAGTGTGATTGATTGACCATCTGTTTTTAAAGTGCTATTAAAACAGTTACCACACATTTTTGAACTATTCCTACAAATTGTTACATTGTTATTACCAAAAGTTCTAGCATAATCATTTATAGAAACAATATCACCAGCACTTGGACTTGAAGGTAGAGTTACAGTTACTACTCCACCTGTTGTATTTACAAAATATCCATTACCACTTACTGAAGTAAAAGGTGACGTCTTTGCAGTTGTACACCAATCCACTGTTCCTGTTCTACCAAATCCTGTTTGTGTTGCACCAGATCCTAAAGTTACAGCAGTTCCTGGACCTCCTAATGTAAGGGTAGAACCACTTTGTTTAACTA